AAACAGTTTCCACTTGGTGATCAGACCGAGTGTCTGTGTTGTGGTGCAACAAAACCTCTTGTACTAGATCACTGCTACGAAACCAACACCTTTCGTGGATACATTTGCTCTGACTGCAACACTGCAATCGGGAAGCTAGGTGATAACTATGAAGGTGTTAAACAAGCTTTGATTTATTTAGAACGAACCAATGGCCACCAAATCCAAAACTACACTGGGTCGGATTGAATTTCAATCACGTGCCAAATACAAACACACCCGACAAGGTAACGGCAAACGCAGTCTTCCTTCGCACGGGCGTAAGCTCAGGCGAGGGCAAGGTAAATGAGTCTGCTGATTGATGCTGACTTCATCGTTTACAAATGCTGCGCCGCCAACGAAACAGAGATTGACTGGGGAGACGAGGTTATTGTTGTCTCATCAAGATTCTCCGAAGCCTACAACATGGTCGAACGAGAGCTATTCAAGATTGCAAATGATCTTGGATGCTTCGACGATTCTATTCTGTTTTTCACTGATAGCGTCAATTTTCGTAAACGGGTTGATCCAGCATATAAAGGACATAGAAACCGCAAGAAACCGTGCGGATACAGACGGGTCATCAACAAGCTCAAGGAAGAATACAACGTTGTTGTGATGCCTGAGCTAGAAGCTGATGATGCTCTTGGCATCTACGCTACTAAAGAACAGGGACACATTATCTGCAGTCCCGACAAAGACATGCGACAGATACCTGGAGACTTGTATGATTTATCTGATGGCGTTGTCACAATCACCAAAGAAGAAGGTGAGCGTTGGCACTACATTCAGACGTTGGCTGGTGACCAAACTGATGGATATAGCGGTGTTCCTGGATTCGGGATCAAACGCTCAGAAGCCTTCTTTGAAGAGAACGGCTACTCCTGGAAGTCGGTCGTCAAGGCGTTCGAGTCAAAAGGACTTGATGAATCAGTTGCACTCCAGAATGCAAGACTCGCCAAGATTCTACAGCATACCGATTATGACTTCGATTCCCAGTCCGTCAAACTTTGGACCCCCACCGCCGATCACTGACTGTACTCTTGAACAAGAGTTTAAACTACGTCAAATTGAAGATGCTCTCAACAAAGATGAGACGCGCAAAGAGGACATTATTACTGTTTTCATGGCTCTCCAGAAGCAGAATTTTGTCCTCTCCAATTCACTCTCTAACCTCCTAAAAAATTGGCCCCGACCAACTCAACTGGACCCAGCTACTATCGACGAGGTTCTATCCAGGTTTGGGATTTCATCCGAGACCAAGGACTGAGTTTCCACCTGGGTAACGCCATTAAATACATCTGCCGTGCTGGTTACAAAGATGACCGCATTGCAGATCTACGCAAAGCTATCCATTACCTACAAAACGAACTAGAAAATGAAATCCTTGATGAATCAAGCTCAGGAGTTTCGCCTTGGCTACCAAGTGAAGAACGATACTGGGCCAGCTTCACGGGCGATGCAGAAGCGTTTGATCGTTGAGGAGTTCAAAGAGTTCCTTGAGGCTGAACAGCAACTGCTGTACGGCTACACACGTAACGCTGAGGATTGCCTCAAAGAACTTGCAGACCTTGTTTATGTCTGCTATCAATATGCTGCTAATCTGGATTGGAATCTGGATGAAGCAATGGACCGTGTACACCAGAGCAACATGAGTAAGCTTGGTGAAGACGGTAAACCCATCCGCCGTGAAGACGGCAAGGTTCTCAAAGGACCAAACTATCAACCTCCTACTCTTACTGATCTCGTTTAATAATGTCCGCCACTACCAAAGAACTTGTCGCTCGTACTGGGCGCGTACAGTCATGGATTGACGACCCCACCTCCCGCCTTCCCGTTTCCTGCACTGTCTTTGTGGTGGAGGATTCTATGGAAGGACCAAATGGAATTGAAGCCTCTTGGAGATTCGTCTCACATGCCCTTCGATTTGGAGCAGGAGTTGCAGTCCATCTATCAAAGCTCCGACCCAAAGGAAGTGAAAACGGCAAAGGTCTTACAGCTTCTGGACCTGTATCATTCGCACAAATCTACAGCACCCTGAACCAAACCCTGCGACGGGGCGGACATTATAAGAATGGCGCTGTTGTGTGCCACCTTGACCTCTGCCATCCTGATGTGCTGGAGTTTATTCAAGCACCCCGCGCTGAGCTGCCTTGGGTCAAGCGGTGTGTTAACATCAATGACTACTGGTGGGAAGAAGCTACTCCTAATGTCCGCCAGGCACTGCTGCAAGGTATCCGCCAAGGTGACATTTGGCTAAACAAAACTAAAGTTGATGCATATGGAAAACGAATCCGTGGTAACGTCTGCCTTGAGGTTTACTTGCCGTCACGAGGAACTTGCTTGTTGCAGCATGTCAATCTCGCTGCCTGTAACGTCGAAGACCTCGCACCGGCTTTCGTTAAAGGTATGTCCGAGTTGTGCAGTCTCCATAGCCGGACAGGCGTTGGAGAGTCTGGAGAGTACTTGCCACCCGAGACAGACCGACAAGTCGGACTGGGGATGCTCGGACTTGCCAACCTCCTACGAAGGTACAACGTAAGTTACAAAGAGTTTGGTGAAGCTCTTGCTGTTGTCAACAGTGGCGACGCTATTACTGAGTTCACCCCTGGCATCACCCTTGCCCTTGAATTTAAGAGTGGTATTGCACAAGCTGCGTCGATTGCACGAGTTAACAACATGGATCGTGCCTTCGCTATTGCTCCTACTGCTTCATGCAGCTATCGGTACAAAGACCCCGATGGTTACACCGCCACACCAGAGATTGCACCTCCCATTGCCCGTCAAGTAGACCGTGATAGCGGTACCTTTGGCGTCCAGAGCTACGATTACGGTCAAGTTGAGATCGCATCGGAAGTTGGCTGGGATGCATATATGAGTGTTGCTAACGGCATCATGAAGATGCTAGACAACACGGGACTTCTTCACGGTTATAGCTTCAATAGTTGGTCTGATGTGATCACCTATGATGAAGCGTTTATCGAAGAGTGGCTGGCATCTGACCAGACCTCCCTTTATTATTCGCTTCAGGTAATGGGTGACACGCAAGATAAGACCAGTGCATACGCTGCATTGGATGAGTCAGAAGTGGACGATTACCTGGAGTCACTCCTTAATGATCCTGCTCCTGATTGTAATTGCGGCGAATGAACCCTTACGATAAACTACTTTCTAGAAAAAGAACCTGGACTCCTGTCCAAACAACTGCTGGCAAGGTGACCGAAGGTGCGGAAGAAGCAATCTACCGCGCCTTGGCGATCCGTCACATGGAACTGCCGGTAGGTGATTTTATCTCTGATGCTCTAAACAATGATGTACCAGAGTTGGCGCGGCCACTCCTTCAATCCAACGTCCAAGACGAAATTAAGCACGACCTTGCACTGGGTTATATTACCAACGCCTTGGGTGTTGATGAACAAGCTGAGGAAGAAGGCAAACGCCTACGCGACGCTTGGATTACTCATCCAGATCACACGATCCTCAAAGCGTTGGTTGCCGAACGTGCGATTTTCTTTGTCCTCCTACCCTTTTTCCGTTTTACGGGAGATGCGGCGTTGAGGACTGTTTCCGCTGATATTAGCCGAGATGAACAAGTCCACGTTGCTACGAATAGCTTGGTATGTCGTGAGCTTAATCTCGATTACAGTCCTTCTTTGGATAAGCTCCGGAAGGCAACCATTAATTGGGTAATGCAACCTCTCAAGGCAAACAACCCCAATAAATATCTGAACAAAAAATTTTGGCTGGATAGCAGTGATCGCCTAATGTACGAAGGTAAAGCACCTGAGCTTGTAGAAACTAAGCGAGCACGTATGCCAGCGTTCTTTGAACATGCAAACCAGAACTTACCACAGTATGCCTGAATTTGGTCTTACTGTAAGGCGTCTTCTAGAAGAACTAGAAGATGTTTATCCACCCGTTAACCCCTCTCCTGACACACCGCTAAACCAGATCATGTATCGTGCTGGTCAACGCAGTGTGTTGGAGTGGATCGAAAACAGACTTGATGAGGAATCTTAATCATGGGCGCACAACGCCGACAACATCATAGACGC